TTTGGTGCAGACAATGGCTCAACTGGTTCTTCTATTCAGATGGATTCACTTGGTACAATCCCAAGAACACGCACAGGAGCTGCCTCAGACGGTACATATAATTTAGGTGCAAGTGGCTCACGTTGGAAAGACCTCTACCTAGCAGGTGGTGTCTATGTAGGCGGTACGGGTAGTGCTAATTACTTAGATGATTATGAGGAAGGTTATCACGATTCTACTATTTATATTGGTGGCTCTCCTTACACAGGTACAGTTGACAACCGAAGATTACGCTATGTAAAAATAGGAAGTTTAGTTCATTGTGTAGGTAGAATTTATATTTCAGGTGGTCTACCAACAGGGGGTACTGGTTCAAACGAGTTTGCATTTAGTTTACCTTTTGCATCCCCTTCTGGTCACGACTATGAAACATCTAACGAGTTTCAAAACATTCGATTTAATGACGGATATACTTTCAGATTATCAGCGGGGTCGTCTACAGTTACTATGCAGAATGATGGAAATGCAACAGGGATGAACGTAAATAACCCACACCTAAATGTTAACTTTACATATTTTACAAACTCATAGTGCTTAGTATGGATTTACTAAGTGGACAATAAGGAGAATATAATGGCTTTAACAAAAGAACAAATCGAAGATAAAATTGAAATCGTAGGCGACTACAAAGCAGTACAAGTTAGAACTGCAACAGTAGTCAAAGAAGATGGCGTAGAGTTATCTAGGTCTTTTAGTAGACACGTTGTACAACCTACTGATGATATTACTGGTGAATCTACTGAAGTACAAGCAATATGTAATGCAGTACATACACAAGAAATTAAAGACGCTTATCAAGCAATGTTGGATGCACAAGCTGAGGAAATTTCATCCACTGAAGAAGAAACTACACAGGAGGCTTAAATGAGTAAAGCAAGAAATATTGCAGACTTACTTGATGCCAACGGTGATGTTGCTTTAGGTAATCTGGATAATGTTCCTGCTGCGGATTTGGTTAATGATACCTCTCCGCAGTTAGGGGGTGACTTAGCATCTAATGGTAATGATATAAACTTTGGTGATGGTGATAAAGCACAGTTTGGTGCAAGTAATGACCTGCAGATTTATCACGATGGTAATAATAGTTTTATCAATGACCTCAGTGGTACAGGTGATTTGTATATTAGAGGTTCTAGTCGTTTACTTTTGCAAGATGATGTTGGTGACAGTTATGTAGTTGGTAATAAAGATGCCTCTGTTGACCTTTACTACGACAACGCTAAAAAACTCGCCACAACCTCTACAGGAATTGATGTAACGGGTGATATTAGCTTAGGCACTAATATATCAGCTAAAAAACAAGTTAGATTTAATAAATCTTTAAATAATTCATCGTTTACTACAATTGCCACAGTTAATGGAACTTCACTTACTTCAGGTGTAGATTTAGTTCTTCAGGGTACTGGTTCTAATGGAGTAGTAGTAAATACTACATTCCATATCTTAGTGAATCACGCGGGTGACATCTACATAGAGAGCAGAAATACTTTTTATTCACCTGTATCAATCAAAATTGTAAGTAATGGTAATGAAGATTTTGCGATAGAAGCAAAGTATCACGGTGGCTCAACGCCAGAAACTATTACTTGTGTTCTTGAAGCCCACAACAACGAAACAATTGTTGAAGCATCTTCACATTCTTACACGAGTACAACACTAGAGCATTATGCGGAAGATGGTGTTACTCAAAACTTTACTGGTACTAGCTCTATAGGCAATTATTTTAAGAAAGATAATACGACTGTAGGCAGGATTACTTGGGATGGTAATCATGCACTTGTAGGTACAGTGTTACAAGTCACCAGAACAAACGGAAATATTAACTCTCCTAATACCTCTGTCACTACTTCTTGGGTTGAACCAACTTCATCGGCTAGGACACCAATAACTCTAAAATCTACTAATCCATATTTAAAGGTAACACTGATTCCTGGCGCGGAGATGGATGGGTCTGACGATAGATTATTTTTAAGATTTGATTCTTCCAAAAATGGTGGTTCTTACTCTAAGTTCGGCAGAGAATTTTTCTTAGGTGTTAAGGATACTGGTTCTATTCAAGGAAATAGTGGTGCTTTAATAGCGTATGAACAAGTAACTGGAAGTGCAGGTGATACATTTACTTTTACTTTTAAACACAGAGCGGAAATAGGTGGTAGGGCGTCAATTGAGTATGGACAGAATTTTGCTCCTCACACAAGTTCAAACACATATTGCTATTTTATAATTGAAGAAATAGCAAGTTAACTTAGGCTAACTATGAAAGACGTGGACTTTAACAAAGTCCTCACAAGCATGATACCACTTGTCCTAGCGGCAATGTGGTGGGTCATATCTAGCGTCAACGACTTAGATAAAGAAATTCAAGGGGTGAAGGGAAACATGATGATGCTCATTGACCCCAATGGGCAAATCATACCTTCCCCTGAGAATGCTTTGGCTCGTCAACAGCTTCGTGAGGGCATCATCGAGTACATCCATGACCTACAGGTTAGGGTGAAGTTATTAGAAGAACATCAGAGACAACCATGAATACATACAGGAGAAAGTCTAGTGGAGCATGAACTAGAAAATCGTGTGTCTAGGGTTGAATGGACTCTTGACCACCATGCCGAAGCTTTAGACCGACTGCAAGATACGACAGAAGATTTTCGTAAATCTCTACATGCTATCCAAGCGACTTTATCACAAATTAAGTGGTTCGCTATGGGTGCAGTTGCGCTGTATTTTGCAGACTCAATAGGTCTAACTCAGGCGTTTAAATTATTAGGATTATAATATGTTGCAAATTTTAAACTTAGTTGGAGGTTTGGCTACCGAGTGGCTTAAAGGTAAACAAATTGAAGGACAAGCTAAACAGCAGGCAAAGATACGTCAAATTAATAATGACGCAACTTGGGAAACCATGCAGGCTAAAGGCTCAATGTCATCATGGAAAGATGAATGGTTTGTTGTCATTCTATCTATTCCTATGATTGGTGCATTTATTCCTGACCTCGTTCCATACATTCAACGTGGCTTTGAAGTCCTAGAGACTATGCCAGATTATTATAAAGGATTCCTTGGAGCAGCTATTGCAGCAAGCTTTGGAATTAAGACATTAGCGAATTGGAAAAAATAAAATGCGTACACCACCAATTAGTGACGTGCCAGTAATACCAAACAGTCCTGAAGGTAAAAACGAGGCTGCTTTTCAAAAAGCCTATAACTTTACTATGCAACACGAGGGTGGGTATGTAAATCATGCCAAAGACCCTGGTGGTGAGACTAAGTATGGTATCACTAAGGCAAGTTACCCAAACGAAGATATTGCCAATCTTACTAAAGAACGTGCAGCAGAATTGTACAGACGAGACTATTGGAACAGAATTAAAGCAGCAGACATGCCAGAACCAATAGCTATGTTAGCTTTTGACATGGCTGTTAATCATGGTGTTGGTGGTGCTGCTAAGATGATTCAACAGGTTGTTGGTGCTAAAGCTGATGGTCTTGTTGGCAGTAAGACCCTTGCTAAGATTAAGCAAGTATATAACCAAAACCCCGTTGCACTCATTGATGGCATTGTAGAGAAGCGTAGACAATTCTTCCGCTCTCTAAGTACCTACGACACTTTTGGTCGTGGTTGGGATGCTAGAGCAATTGCTACTTCATCCGAAGCTAAGAGTGTATTTGATGGAGAAATCTAATGGAACAAAAAGACTTATTTGACGAGTTACACTCTGCCGTTGCTAAAGAATTACTTAACAGGGTTAAGAGTGGTGAAGCCAGTGCAGCCGAATTAGGTGTAGCTGTACGTATGCTTAAAGATAATAACGCCACTCTAGGAGTTATTACGACAGACCACCCTTTAGCTAACCTTCTAGAAACCCTGCCTTTTGAGGTTTCAGAACATCTTAATTAGGTAACGACAGTGCGAAATTATAAAAAGGAATACCGTGATTACCACGGAACTCCAGAACAAATTAAGCGTAGAGCTGCAAGAGTAATGGCTCGCCGTAAGATGACTAAGAAATACGGTAAGAGAGCGGTTAGAGGCAAAGATATAGACCACAAAGACCGTAACCCTACAAACAACTCTTACAGCAACCTACGCATCCAATCAAAAAATAAAAACAGGGGACGTAATAAATAACCCAGGAGACATATATGGACACAAAAAAGAACAGTCTTCCTGAGCAATTAACCGATTTCCGTAACTTTATGTTTCTTGTATGGAAGCATTTAGGTCTTCCTGAGCCAACCCCCATTCAATACGACATCGCAGACTTCCTACAGAATAGTCCTAAGCGTTCTATTATTGAAGCATTTCGAGGGGTTGGTAAATCTTATATTACATGTGCGTATGTAGTACACCAACTACTGCTAGACCCAGACAAAAAGTTCATGGTGGTCTCAGCATCTAAAGCACGTGCAGATGACTTCTCTACATTCACTCAACGTATCATCGTAGAA